CAGTCGACTGCGAATGCGAGCTTGCCGGGGACCGTGAGCAGGCGCGCGGGTGTTTCGTCCGCGGTGATCGCGTGGCGCGGCCGCGGGCTCTCGGCCTGCGGCAGATCGGCGACGATGGTCCTGGCTGGCGTCCTAGCGGCGTGCTTGAGCGCCAGCGCATAAACGCTGGGCAACTGGATCGCCTCGCCCATGGGGCGGCGTCTGAACGAGCGCCAGACGCGCATCTGGTCGACCGGATTGAACTTGGGCGACGTGGACGACCATCGGCACCACAACTCGAATCCCGCCTGCCCGCCTACGTCGTTGTGCAGCGCCATACCGACGCGCAGCCAGATCTCCCGGTCGTTGGCCGGTATGGCCGCCAGCGCGCCGCGCAACCGCTCGATCTCCGCATCGGCGAGCGGCCGCGCAGGCGGCGCGGCTGACTCGCGCTGGGGGTCTGCGAAGCGCCCGAGATCGCGGATCCAGTCGGGGAGCGGCGAGGCTACGGCGCCGTCGAGCGGGTCGGACGACGCCTCGAACGCATACTGGCGCCCGGAGACGTGATTGCTCGGTTCGACGACGATATAGCCGTTGTGCTTGACATCGACGCCCGGGCCGAGCTTGCCGGGCAGACTGATCGACTGCCCGGCCGGGACGGCGAACACTCGATGTTCACCGCCGCCGCCGGTGAATTGCAGGACGTCCGACTCGATCTGGCCGTACCTGGATTCGATCTCGGCAATCGTGTCTAGCCCGCCGTTGCGCGGGTCGATATCGATAGCCACCAGGCTCGAGCCGGCGAGCAACACGCCGATGTTTGCCTGCGGGTACTGCCCCCACCACGCCTCGATCTGATCGAGGTCTGTCGTCGCAGCGTTCTGTCCCGTCGGCGTCGCTCTGGAAATCGGGTGCTTGGCCGGCGACCGGCAGTCTACATCGCCGCAGGCGCACGCCCAACGGCCGTCCGCCTCCCGTCGGGCCCACCACAACGGGAAAACCCGCCAGCCGATCCGCGCATAGCGTCGCGCATACGACAGCGGCGAGCGTGCGTCCGAGATCGGCGTCACGGGCATCATCCGCGGCCCTTCCGATCCGCATCCACGTCGAACGGATTGCGGCGCGTGACCCGCAGGATCATGGTCGCCTCGTGCGCCCATTGGTCGGCGGCTGCCTGCAAAACACCGACCACGAGTTCGTTGCGCGGGATCTTTCGCGCCGTCGACACAGCGACCTGTTCCGGCATCACGATGCGCGCCCGACCGGCTACGCCGCTGCTCTGGCCGCGCGGCGCGCCATGCAATCGGCGGCCCGCTCTGGATGCTTCTCGGCCAACTCCGGCCAGATCCGCGGCCAGTCGTCCGGCCGCAGTTCCTGGCGCGTGACCGCGCCGCCGGTGATCGACTCGATCTGGACGCACCGACGTACTGACACCGGCCGGCGGCCGCTCGTCCACTCGGAGATCGCCGCCGGCGTGACGCCGAGCAATTCGGCCAGGCGCGAGGGTGACCCGGCCCAGGAGACGGCTTGTTGGATCGCGCTCATCGGTCGATACTACAGCGGCGCTAGGCCGCCTGCAATCAGATTTGGCTATTGATTGCTTCGGATCGATTGAAACAATGCAATGGTAGCACTGCTGTAGCTCAGGCAGTATAGCGGTGCTGGCAACGAATTCACATTATTACCAATGGATCGGCCAAGCGAGGCAGCGATACCAGACCGCGAGGAATACCTGGCCGCGCTCGCGCTCGTCGAAACTCACGCGCGTCTGTGGACGCCACAGGAGGGACGCGCATGACCACCTACCACCGGCGCCACCAACGCCGTTACCACGGCGACCGCGGGATGCAGGCGCTCGGCGGCCTGATTCTGGTCGCCGGCACGCTGCTGTTCGCGCTGCTGCTCGGCGTGGCGCTGGCCGATTGGCTGACGCAACACGACACGCTCGCGACGCTGGCGCGCGAGTTTGCGAGGTCTCGGTGAGCGTGTCTGAGCATCGAGGAGCACAGATGAAATTCAGACTCTCGGACGAGCACCCGTTGCAATTGGGGGCCACGACTCTTTATCGCGTCCGCGCCGAACGCGATTTCGCCGACGTGCGCGCCGGCGATCTCGGCGGGTTCGTCGAATGCGAGGAGAATCTGTCTCAGGACGGCGACGCGTGGGTCTCCGGCAACGCGTGGGTCTGCGGCGAGGCGGAGGTCTGTGGCAACGCGCGGGTCTACGGCAACGCGTGGGTCTACGGCAAGGCGCGGGTCTACGGCAACGCGTGGGTCTGCGACGACGCGCGGGTCTGCGACGACGCGCGGGTCTCCGGCAACGCGCGGGTCTACGGCGAGGCGGAGGTCTGTGGCAACGCGCGGGTCTACGGCGAGGCGCGGGTCTGTGGCGAGGCGTGGGTCTGCGGCGAGGCGGAGGTCTGTGGCAACGCGTGGGTCTGCGACGACGCGTTGGTCTCCGGCAACGCGCGGGTCTGTGGCAACGCGTGGGTCTGCGGCAACGAATGATGCAGAGGTCATCAATGACCCGACCGATCATCGGCTCGGCCCACAGTCGCGGCCCGCGACAGACCGCGCGCCGCCTGTCCGATCTCGCGCCGCACGCCTGGCTCGACGTGCCGCGCCGCCGGCCTGCGTGGATTCAGATCGCTGACCAGTTGGCCGTTGGCCTCGTCGTCGGCGTGATCGTCGGCGTGGTGGTGATGATCGTGACCGCGCTGTTCATACCGCCAGCAATCGGCTGACCGCATACAAATCCGCTGCGCACCCGGTCGGTGCGCCACATCAAGGAGACGCGTAATGAGCGCCATTCTGAAACCTGCCCCCGCAAACACCACGGGCCCGTCCATCGACGAACTCGTCGCCCAATGGATCGAGGCCAAGCGTGCAGAGGATGCCGCGAACACGCGGCGAGTCGAACTCGAGGCCGACATCATCGCCATGCTCGGCGAACCTGATGAGGGCTCTCAGACGCACGAGCTCGCGGACGGCAGCAAGCTGACCATCGTCAGCAAGATCACTCGCACGGTCGACGAGTCGATCTGGCGCACGCTGCTCGACAAGATTCCGGAGAACCTGCGGCCGATCTCGTTTGTCGAGACTGCGAAACTCGATCTCAAGGGTCTGCGCTGGCTGCACGAGCATCAGCCGGAGGTTTACGCCTACTGCGCGCAAGCCATCACCGCGCGCAAGGCCAAGTCCTCGATCTCCCTGCGGGTGTAGAGCCATCATGGCCGTCAAGCTCACTTCGACGCGGGTAGCGGCCCGCACCAATGGGATCAAGGTGCTGGTGTACGGCAACGCGGGCGCTGGCAAGACGCGCCTGGCGGGCACGACCGGCGGCTCTCCCATCATCATCAGCGCCGAATCCGGCCTGCTGTCTCTGCGTGACACGGACATTCCGGTGATCGAAGTCGCCTCGATCACCGATGTTCACGAAGCCTACGCCTTCCTGTGCTCGCAGGAAGGCGTAGGCTACGACTGGATCGTCCTCGATTCGATCTCCGAGATCGCGGAAGTCGTCCTGAACGCCGAGAAGAAAGCGACGAAGGATCCTCGGCAGGCATACGGTGCGCTGGCCGAGCAGATGGCCGATCTGCTGCGAGCGTTTCGCGATCTGCCGGGGCGCAACGTCTACATGAGCGCAAAGCTCGACCGGATCAAGGACGAGCACACCGGCGCCGTCCTGTTCGGGCCCGCAATGCCGGGCCAGCGGCTCGGCCAGTCGTTGCCGTACCTTTTCGATGAAGTATTCGTCTTGCGCGTCGAGAAGGATGCAGAGGGCAACGTGCAACGCTGGCTGCAGACACAACCCGACTTCCAGTATCAGGCCAAGGACCGTTCGGGCGCGCTCGATCCGTTCGAGGCCCCCGACCTCGCGGCGATTGCCGCCAAGATCGTTCAACCCGCCGCAAACGCGGCCGTCAACACGAAGGAAGCGCAATGAATCTGAACTTCGACGCGACCACGGTCGCCCCACAACAGACCTACACCCCGGTGCCTGCCGGCGTCTACACCGTCGCGGTGATCGACTCCGAAGTCAAGCCGACCCGCAGCGGCAACGGCCAGCTTGCCGTGTTCACGTTGCAGATCGTCGATGGTGAGCACGCCGGCCGCAAGCTGTTCGCGCGCATCAACGTGCAGAACCAGAACCCCGAAACCGAGCGTATCGGCCAGTCGCAACTCTCGTCGCTGTGCCATGCGACCGGCGTGCTGCGCCTAGCGGACACGTCGCAACTGCACAACAAGATCGTGCGCGCGAAGGTCAGGATCCGCAAGGACGAGCAGTACGGCGACTCCAACGACGTCACCGCGTTCGAGGCGGCCCCTGGTCAGAGTGCTGCCCCCGCGTTCTCGCCGACGCAGGCGCCGGTCTCGGCCGCTCCGGCGAAGCCGCAGGCCGCCACTCCGCCCTGGGCGAAGAAGACGGCTGCCTGACATGAAGCCCAAGTCCATACAGGACAGGCTCATCCAGTTCTCGGCGCCGGTCGCCGGGACTGGATGCGTTGAGTGGACCGGGCGACGCGACCGGCAGGGCTACGGTTACTTCTCGATCCAACGAGACGGCCAGGTTCGTCAGGTCAAGGCGCACCGCGCCGCCTACGCGCAGGCGTTCGGCGAGTTCCCCGCCAGCCAATGCGTGCTCCACCGCTGCGACAACCCGTCTTGCGTGAACCAGGCGCACTTGTTTCTCGGTACCCGCACGGAAAATCATGCCGACATGGTGGCGAAGCGCCGCAATGCAGCGGGAACGCGCCACGGCTGCGCACGACTGGACGATACCGCGATCGCCTACATCCGGGGCTCGAACAAGAAGCTGCGGGAGCTCGCGATGCAGTTCGGAGTAAGCGAAGCCGCTGTGTCCAGAGTCAAGAATTTCATGACCCACAAAGACCATGCCCGCGATTCCTGATCCCATCCACCAAACCGTGGCCGCGATCTTCGCCGCCTACGAGCGCGACGCGGACGACGGGAACCGGCCGCACCTGGGCGCCAGCATCATCGGCCACGAGTGCGAGCGGTTCCTGTGGCTCACGTTCCGGTGGATCGACGCCGAAAAGATGCCGGGCCGCGTCCTGCGTCTACTCGAGACCGGGCAGCACCAGGAGGCGCGCATGATCGCCGACCTTCGCCGGATCGGCGTCACCATCACCGATCGGCAGGCGGACGGGCGCCAGTGGCGCGTGACTGCACACGGCGGGCACTTTGGTGGTTCGATGGACGCGGCGGGTGTCGGCTTCCCGGAAGCGCCTCGCACCTGGCATGTCGTCGAATTCAAGACCTCAAACGCGAAGCTGTTCAAAGAGCTGCAGCGCGACGGCGTGCGCAAGGCCAAGCCGATGCACTTCGCGCAGATGCAGGTGTACATGGCGCTCACCGGGATGGATCGGGCCGCCTACTTGGTGGTCAACAAGGACACCGACGACCTGCATTTCGAGCGCGTCGAGCATGACCCAACGTTTTCGACGGGCATCCTCGGCCGGGCAAGCAGGGTGATTTTCTCGAGCGAGCCCCCGCTCAGGTTGTCGAGTGATCCTTCCTGGTTTCGCTGCAAGTTCTGCCCCTTCCACGCCCACTGCCACGGCGCGGCCGCCCCGCGCCCGACCTGCCGTTCCTGCGCGCACGCCACACCCGAGCGCGACGGCGACGCCCGCTGGTCCTGTGCGAAGCATGGGCGCGACCTGTCCGTTGATTCCCAGCGCGCCGGCTGCGCGGACCATCGCGTGATCCCGGTGCTGCTGGAGACCTGGGCCGAGCAGACTGACGTGGCCGGCGACGACGTGGTGCTCTACCGCAACAAGCTGACCGGAGCGGAGTTCGCCAACGGCCCGCGCCCTCAGGGCTACACCAGCGCGGAGCTTCGCGCCTGCGCGGACAAGCGCGCGATCGGCGCGGCCGAGCTCAAGGACTTCCGTGACCAGTTCGCTGGCGAGGTGGTTGGATGACGCGCGCAGAAGCGAAAGCGCTTGGGCTGACCAGGTACCTCACGGGCCTTCCGTGCAGGCACGGACACATTGCAGAGCGTCGCACTGGCGACGGTTCATGCATCGAGTGCTCGGCGATCAAAAGCCGGCTTTGGCAGTTGAACAACCCGGAGCGAGCCCGGGAAAAGAGCAAAGCGTGGAAGCGGCGGAACGCCGACAAGCTGCGTGAAAAGGCCGCAGAGAAGTACCACGCGGACCCGCAGTCCAGCCGCGCCGCCGCGCTAGCTGCCTACTACAGGAACAGAGAGCAGCGAATGGAGTCTGCACGGCGATGGAAGGCCGAGAACCGAGAGCAAGTCCTTGCCTATGCGAGGGCTTGGGCGGAAGCAAACAAGGAGCGAAGGGCCGCCAATGAGCGCAACCGGAACGCCAGGAAGCGCGCTTCAGTTGGCACGCACACCGCCGAGGACGTGGCAAGGCTGATGCGACTACAGCGAGGCCGCTGCGCGGCATGCCGGCTGAGTCTGCGTGCATCTGGTCATCACGTCGATCATGTTGTGCCCCTGGCCCTCGGAGGAGGGAACGGACCTGACAACCTGCAGCTGTTGTGCCCGAAGTGCAACCTGAAGAAGCGTGCGCGCGATCCGATTGAATGGGCGCAGTCAATCGGGAGGCTGCTGTGAACCTTCGCCCGTATCAGCGCCGCGTGCTCGATGAGCTGTACAGCTGGTTCGGTCGCCACGAGACCGGCAACCCGATCGTCTCGGCCTGCGTTGGCGCCGGCAAGTCGGTGCTGATTGCCACGCTGTGTCGCGAGGCGATCGAGCAATGGCCCGACACCCGCATCGTGATGACGGTTGCCTCGCGCGAGCTGTGCCAGCAGAACCTCGGCAAGCTGTTCGCGGTATGGCCCGATGCGCCCGCGTCGCTGTACTCGGCGAGCCTGGGCGCGCGCCAGCTGGGCGGCGCGGTGCTGTACTCGACCATCGGCTCGATCTACAAGCGCGCACACCAGCTCGGCCAGGTGTCGCTGCTACTGGTCGACGAATGCCACCTGATCGGCACGTCGGAGGCCGGCATGTATCGCCAGCTCATCGCCGAGTTGTCGCGCTACAACCCGCACCTTCGGGTGATCGGATGGACCGGGACCGCCTTTCGCGGCGACGGCGTGTGGCTCACCGATCAGGAGGAGCCGATCTTCCACGGCGTGGCCTCGCGCGTCGGCATGCGCGAACTGCTGGACGACGGCTACCTGGCGCCGCTGGTGTCGGTCTCGACCAGAACGCGCATCGCAACCGACGATGTTGAGATGCGGGCCGGCGACTACGTGGTGCGCGACCTGGCCGCCGCGTCCGACAAGGCGGCGCTCGTGGCCGCCGCATGCGACGAACTGGTGGCACTGGCCGCCGACCGGCGGCGCTGGCTTGTGTACGGCGTGACGATCGAGCACGCGCGCCACATCACCGAGGCGCTGATCGAGCGCGGCGTATCAGCCGGAATGGTCTCGGCAGACACTTCGATGGGCGAGAGAGACCGGATCATCGGCGACTTCCGGTCCGGGCGCCTGCGGGCGCTGGTGAACGTGGCCGTGCTGACCACCGGCTTCGACGTGCCGGAGGTCGACTGCATCGCGCTGCTGCGCGCGACCCGCTCTCCGGTGCTCTACACGCAGATCGCCGGCCGCGGCATGCGCACAGCCACCGGGAAAGCTGACTGCGCTTGGATCGACTTCACCAGTACCACCGCCACGCTCGGCCCGGTCGATGCGATCACCGGCCGCGCCCGCCCGCCCCGCAAGGGTGGCGGCGCGCCGTTTCGGGTGTGCCCGGAGTGCGGAAGCCACAACGCGACCGGCGCGACCGAGTGCATCGACTGCGGGCATGCGTTCCCGCCGCCCGAGCGGGTCAAGCATGCGACCTACGCGAGCGACGCGCCTGCGCTGTCGGTAGCCGCCGAGCTGAAGATCACCGACCACCCCGTCACCGACGTGCGCTACAGCCGCCACAGTAAAGCCGGCAGCCCGGACAGCCTGCGCGTGGACTACTACAGCGGCATCAAGCGCGTGGCGAGCGAGTGGGTGTGCCTGGAGCACGCCGGATTCGCCGGCGCGAAGGCAGCCGCCTGGTGGGCCAAGCGCGCGCCGCGCGGGTTCGCCCCGGGCGGCACCTCGCAGGCCCTGGAGTGGATCAATACCGGCTACCAGCTGCGCACCCCATCCGCCATCCGCGTCAACGAAACTGGCAAGTGGCCGGAGATCGTCAACTTCACATGGAGCCACGATGAACAGGACCGAGCTACTGAATCAGCGAGCGGCTCTGCGCAAGCTGCTTGATCCGCTGGAACGCATCACGATGACTTGCCGATCCTGCGAGCATTACAGCGAGGCCAACGGTCGCTGGTGC